AAGTGTACGAAGTAGTAGCACTTGTTGTAAAATCCTGTTTAGCAAAACTTGTGTAAGCTAAAGCTGGTTGGTTTCCTAAATACATTACGCTACATCTTCTAGTGTTGAGATAATAACATCTGCATTGCCAGAAGCATTATCAGATTTTACTTTTACAGCTCCACCATTTGGAATAATTACTTTACCTGAGATGACTTCTAATGAAGAACCTGTAGGTACTGGAGCTTGTTTAACAATGTATCTATCGTTAGAACCATCATTTAAGACTACATCTACCAAAATAGCTGAGCCACCTGTGTTTGAAACTAAACATCCAATCATAACTTGTTTATTTGATGTAGTAGTTTTAACAGTTGTAAGTGTGCTATCTGTTAAGCTAGCCGTTGTACTATTAAAATTATTTGCCATTTGTTTTTTCCTATATTATTATCCTAAAGCTATTGCAAAAGGTATTGAGTTATCTGTTGCAGAAATTGAAAGTGTTTCATTTCCACCATCATTATTTTCAGTAAATGTTACGTTTGAACCCGCTACTAGTTTACCATTTAAAAAACCTGCCGTTGTATCATTTGCTGAAACTAAAGTCTTAACATCTGTGTCTGCTGTAATTTGTTGCCATGCTGAACCATTGTAATATTTAATTGCATTGTCAGTAGAATTATAAAATAAATCACCTTCATCTGCTGATACTGGGTCAGACGCACCTATGCTGTATGTATTTGCAAAACTGTTAACATCTACAATGTTTGTAGCAACAGTATTAACATTAGCAATGTCTGTAGCCACTGCGGAAATATTAGCATTGGCACCAGCTACTGTTGTTATGTTTGCATCATTAGCAGCAACAGTGTTGATATTTGTTGTGTTACCAGCAACAGTATTAATATTTGTAGCATTACCCGCTACTGAATTAACGTTTGCAATATTTGTTGAAACTGTGTTTACGTTAGCAATAGAACCAGCAACTGTATTAACATTTGCTATATCAGTAGCAACAGTTCCAATATCAGCTTCATCACCTGCTACTGCTGTAACGTCTGATGATATACCTGCAACGGTTGTTACGTTGCTTGAGATACCTGCTACTGTATTAATGTTAGTATTATTATTAGCAACTGCTGTAATATTTGTATCATTACCAGCTACTGTGTTAACATTGGCAATGTTAGTTCCGACTGTATTAACATTATCAATATTATTAGCAACTGTTTCAATTTCTGATGTAGCTTCATTTAAGTCGTTGGCAACAGTCTCTACTTCAGATATTGCTTCATTTAAGTCATCAGCGACTTTTATAACGTCAGATATATTTGTTGCTACAGTGTTAACAGAACTAATGTTATCAGCAACAGTAGTAATATTTGTGTCATTATCGGCTACCGTCTCTACGTCAGAGCTAATGCCCGCAACTGTAGTAACATCACTGCTGATACCAGCTACCGTTGTGATGTTAGGTAAATTTGTTGAGATAAATGCTTTATTAACAGCATCTGTGTCGGCCGTTGGAGCCGCAACATTTTTTAATCTTTTGTTCTGTACATCCCATTGAAAGTCAGCACCATCAAGTGTAATAACGTCTCCAGCTTTGTCAATAGCTTCTTGAGACATATAAAATGCTTGGTCAGAATCTGTATCTAAATCATTCTCAGTTAATACTGAGCCTGATACATAGTCAACTAATTTAGTAGATTGACTTGTAGTACGTCTGATTTCAATAGCTGATTGGTCAGCAGGCGCTGTATCAAATGTTAATGTAGTACCAGCAGCGTCTAAAGTGTAAGCTGTGACATTTACACCATTAACTGTAGCTGATAAATCATCAGCACTTCTGTAAGAAAAAGGGATAGCGTATGCGGCTGTGGAGCCGTTACCCGTATATCTTACAAATGAATTAGCCATATTTATGTTTTATCTCTTCTAAAAGGGGTACTTTATTCGTATATATTCATTAATACTTGTTCCGCTTTAGATTTAAGGTTTTCAATAGTAGTTGCTTTTCCTTCTATTTCAATAATTCCTGAGTATTTTAACCAATCTCTAGCTTCTCTTTCATACTCTCTAATTATACTCAATAAGTATTGGTCACCTTCATATTTACCACCAATTAATCTATTAGCTCCATATACAGAATTATATTGAGAATTAGGGTCTTCTAACTCATCTCTAAATCTTTCATTTAAAGTTCTATCATTAATTTTAAACATACCTTTTAGTTGTAATAAAGCTTCGTATGCTGTAGTACCTTCTTTAAATGTAATCGTTTCATTTGTCTCAGGATGCTTAACCTGTCTTATCATAGTTTCTTTTAAATTAATAGGTTTTGCTAATCCAACATTAACAATAAACACAGGTCTTTCCCATTGTATATTAGATTGCTGTAATTTATCTTTAGCTTCTTGAGATAATACAATTTTATTACCATTGCTATCCATCATTGAATTACTCCAATGTGATGAAACTGGAAACATATCTTGTGCTTGTCCTAATAATAAGCCTTTAGTTTTAGGATATGGATTACCTAATGGGTCTCTTTTAGGAGCCAAAGCATCACCATAATTTAACACTGGAAATTGTCCACCTAAATATTTCTCATTAATAATTTTAGATAAAGCATACGGACTAGATTGTTTCAAATGGTCAGTCATAGTAATTAACTCTGCCTCACCATCTGCAAATACTTTATTAGTCCATCTCCAAGATGTTGCTAATGGAATTAATTTACTTGTACTTCTACCAAAGTATCTTTCTAATTTAGAAATGCTAGCACTACCTTCTTCTTCTGTTGATTCTGTTTCACTAAATATTTGTGTTAATTTAAAGAAATCTTGTGTCATAAGATTACTAGCAAAAATGTTAGACCACAAAGAAAATGAAGAACCAGCAATGTGTCTTAGATAATCTAAATATCTTTCTTGCTCAGCACTGTGCAATGGGTCACTAAACACATCTTGGAAATCTTCTATAGAATCTTTGATAGATGCCATAACCATAAATGGAATAGACAAAGGAAAGAAACGACTTAGTGATGTATATTGAGTAACACCATTTTCATCTGTCCATTTATATGCAAATCTGTGTTTTCTATCTTTTTCTTTATGACCCGTAATTCTATCTGCAAAAGCTAAATAAGTTGCATATCCATACGCTGCCATACCTACACCTTGAATGGCTTGTGCTTTATTTCTTACAATTGGGTCAGACGCATTTAACATAGCTCTAAATTCCATATTTAATTTATTAAGTACTGGGGTCATTTGCCATCCTAATTTAAATAAATTAACAGGAGTTTTTACAAAGTGTAATCCAGTAAACACTCTAATTAATGGAGCTTTGTTAACTGTTTTTAAAACCCAGTCTCCTAAGTTAGCTTTACTTTGTTGTTGGTCAGGATAAAACTGAGTTGGGTCAAGCATTTCATTTTTAAGGTTTTGTGTAAATGATGCTTGTCTTGAAACATATAAGGGGTCATTAGCAACTGATTTTGTTAAGTCATCTAATGTTTTAGCTTCTATAGGATTAAATGTATTAGTAGATTTAAAGTTACCAAATTCATCTTCATACTGATAATATAACTCAGACCATTTCTTTTCAAATGGAGTTTGTGATATTTTTTGTTGTTCTAATTCTTTTAATTTATTATTTAATTTTTCTAACTTTTTAACATTAACTTTGTCTTGTGCTTGTTCAAATCTAATATTTTCTTTTGTATTTCTTATATTATCTTCTAAAGCAACAATTTGTGTTTTGTTAAATAACTTTCTTTTTTTCCATAACTCAGGATAAAAAGCTCTCATTCTTTGGTTAACATTAGCAACTCTAGCTGCTCTGTTAAAAATGTTTTTCATCAATGTATCACCTGCACCTAGAAATCTAAGAGTAGCAAACGCTATTTTACCAATAGGTGATGCGGTGGTTCCTATCCATTGTTTTATTTTGCTATCAGATGCTTTTAATTGATTAAAATATGTTTCCATATTTCTTTGCTGTCTTCCGTCAAATCTATGTTCTAATGTATCACCAATACTTCTATTAGCTTTCCAAGACAACTTAGCTTTTTTAAATGCTATGTTAAAAAATCTTAATTGAGCTATTAGTAAATCACCAGCCATTTGCATTTGATTGATAGCTTGTCTAGTTTGACCTTGTTTAAGACTTAATAAACCACCTACAAATTGCTCTACAATATTAGCTTGAAACCTAGTTGCTGAAGACAATAAGTTAATTTCATGTGTTGTTGGGTCACCTAGTAAATTAGCTGTTGTATATTCGTTTAATGCTTCAAAAAATGTAACTTCTTTTTTCTTTGTTTTTCTATTAACTTCTTTAATCAATTTACGCATTTGATAATCGTTGTTACTTATATCTGCTATATCATTGATTGCTTTTATTTTTTGTTCTGGGGAAAGTTTTTTAATGTTTTCAATTAAGGTGGGTAATTCATTGCTAATAGCTATGTCTGTTTCCATTCTAAGTTTATCAGCATCAGTCATCTCAACCATTAATTTTTGTTGATTTAATGCATCAGAAACACCTTGTACAGTGTCCACATGGTTTTTAACTAAGACTGATTTTTCAGACAAAGCTTCTATTAGCTTATCAGCAACTGCTATTTTTTCATCTAAATCAACTGCATTATCAGCTAATTCTTTTATCTCTAAGACTTCTTTTGATTTATTTAAAATATTAACTCTGCCAGCATAAATAGTAGGAGCTAAGTCAGGTGTTATTTTAGCGGCTGCTTTTAATTCTTCATCTAACTTTTCTGCATTTTCTTTACCTAATAACTTAGCAGCTTTGTTTTTAATTTGATTAAATAAACCAACTCTTTCAGTTGTTCGTATTTCACCTTTATTAACTAAATCATTTATTGTAGATTTTAATTCATTAACAACAGCATTGTGCGCTTCATCAGGATTTATTTTACTTAAGTTTATAATAGGAGTTTTTCTTTTAATATCATTAACTTTAGTATTAATTGTTTCTACTTCACTTGTTCTATCTGTAACTTTTTTTGTTACTTTTTTAGAAGTCGTTGGTTTAAACTTTTTGCTTTTACCCGTAGCTCCTGAAAAAGTTTCTTCTGCATTACTACCAGCAAAACCAAAGTCTCTACTATAGTCAGACTTAAATCCATCACCTTTATCATAGAATCTACCAGCTTTACCTTTAGCAGACCAAGCGGCCATACCAGCACCAATTGTTCCTTGTGCGACACCACCAGCAGTAGATGATATTAATGTTCTGCTTAAGTTATAATCAGTCATTAAACCAACATCTATTTCAGCAGTTTGTCTTGCTAAATCAGCTCCTGCTGTTACTGTAGCGCCATAAGCTGCTTCTTTTATACCTATTTCTAATGCAGCTTTTTTAGTTGTTTGTTTTACAAATTCTTGTTTTGTTAATTCAGTTAAAGCTGTTTTACCTGCTTCTCTAGTAATAATTTTACCAGCACCTAAACTAAATAAGTTAATAGGGTCAGCTATTAGTGCAGGGACAAAATCTTTAGCCCATTTTAAAAACCCAATAGTTTCATTACCAAAGTATGGTAAGTCAGCATAAACTTGTGTTATTTCTGCCCAGTCACCTTTGTATTGCTCATCTTTAGCTAATACTTGTCCAACATCATTTGCTATTCCAATAGTGTTGTATTCACTCCAGATTCTATCTTGATAAAACTTTTCAATTAATTCTGACTTAGTGTAATCTTTAATATCTTTACCACCTGTCACAACATTATTCATATCAGATACGCCACCTGAATAATAACGTTTTAAAGTTTCTTGAAACTCATCTGATTGTAACTTATCTAATGCTAATTTTTGACGTTCAGCTTTTTGCATAGCGTCATACTTTGCTCTTTCAATTCTGTTTCTTCTGTTTCTTTTTCTTGATGCAATACCTCTGTCTGTTAAAGACAGGTTTTCTTCATCAGTCCAAGAAAATCCTAAATCTATTTCTGCCATATATTATTTTAAATACTCGTTTACTAATGCGTCTAATTGAACAGAGCTAATATCAAATGCTTTTGCAATGTTTAATTTAGCATCAGGTGTTAATATTTTATTGTAAAGTTCTTTGTTGATTGGTCTTCCAGCAAGCTGCTCTAAAGAATTAATAAAGAAATTCTGTTGTGCTTCTATACTAGAACCTTTTTCAACTAATCCTAATGGTGTATAAGTTTCTATTGGTGGGAGTTTAAATGTTGTGAGGTTTTGTTTGATTGTGTCATTTAACTGATTAATGTCATCAGTAAAATCTTTTTCATCAATATTTAATCTTTTGATTAATTCTTGTGCTAATGCTTTTTGTTTAACAGGGTCTGTTGAGTATCCTTCAAAACCTTTTTGGTTTAATAAACTTTTAAACTGCGCAGTGCTCATTAATGTTTGAGCTCTGTCAATCATGTTTAAATCAGATTCAGACTCAATTCTACTTACGTACGGTTTAAATTGAGACACAGCATCATTAACTCGGTCTTCAAAATATTCACCTACAATATCATCTAAATCAATATCTGAACTTAAGTCAGTTCCATCTTTGTTAATTTTATCAGCTAATGCTGTTAACCAAGTTTTGTTACTGTAAGTTTTAATTTTTTCATTGTAAGTATCATTAAAGAATTGTTGTTGTTTTTGATACCACTCATTTTTTTCTGTGTTAGAAGCTAATCTTGATGGTTTGGTATTTTCAGCTTTTTTTAACCACTCTAAATAATCAACTTGCATTTCTTGTTGTATTAAATCTGCAATATATTGGTTTTTTTGTGATTGATATTTTTTATTAACAGCAGGAACTTGGTCAACAATAATTTTATTAATTTTATCAACTGTTCTAGTAAATGCTTTTTCTTCAAATGGTGAAGAATAACCACTAGATGCAGATGTTTCTGCTGTAACTAATTGTTTATATAAACCAGATAATGTTTCAGGATTGTTAGAGTATTTTCTCCACTCTTCCTCTAATGCAGCTGAGTTATTATTGTAAACACCACGCATTACATCTAGCTCTAATTTTGTAACAGCACCTTTATCTTCTTGTATATCAGCTACGTTTTTAGCTACACTATTAATGGTTACTGCTAAAGAAGGAAATTCATTGATAGCCTCTTTTCTCATTTTATCAAACGTTAATTGACCTTCTGTTGTGCTTTTATCAATATTAAACAAGTCTGTTAAATAAGTTCTTTTTTTAGTTTCTCTAGCTCTAGTACTTTGAGTGTATTCAGCATTAGCTAATGTTCTATATTTAGTTTCATAATCTTCTATTAACTTAGCTACTTTAGGATTTTTTTGTCTTACTGAATATAAGGAACCTAATTGATTACCACCCACTCCAACACCTCTATCAGCTTTAATAATATCTTCAATTTTTTCTAAATCAGATGTTGTTGAAGCGGTGTCAATACTGTTGTTTAAATATAATAATGCCGACTTGTTTGCTTCTTCAAATGTTCTGATATATCTAGTGCCAGTTTCTCCTTCTGCTGGTGGGACTTTAATAACCATTCCTTTAGTAAGTTCCCAAAAATTATTAGGAGTTGCTGTAGATAATATCTTAGCACCATCTTCTATTTTCTTTTCTTCTGCATATTTATTTCTAAGTTGAGCATCTTTAATTGCATCTTTAGCTTTGTATTCATTAAACACTGAAGCAAATCCAAGCGCAAATGCGCCATCTTTATCAGGAAAACTTGGTAAATATTCTTTATAAAATGCTGGTAAGTTAGTAGTTTTAAAATCATACTTACCTTTATTTTGTTCTATATTTGCAATAGATTCTACTGCTGCAATTTTACCACTTTCTTGTGAGACAACTTTGTCAACGTATCTACCAGATAAGTCTGGATGTTTACCTTCTAATATTTCATTGTTTATATCATCAAAAGATTTACCACTGTTATATAATTCATTTATTTTAGCTTTTGCAGTGTCTTGTTTTTTTTCAATATCTCTATTATAAATTCTTTCTAATGTTGGGTTAACATCTTTTTGTAATGTTCTAATTAAATCTTCTGTTTCAGATGTAGTAGCAGCTCTAACTTGACCAGCAAAAGTTGCTCCCATGTATTTATTACTTACTCTTGATTTATATGCCATTATTTATAATCTCCAAAATCAGTTGATGCGTATGTGCTTGTGTTAGACGAGTCAAATAAACTTGTTGATGCAGATGAGTTAGCATTATATTTTTGATAACCTTCAGCTGCCGTAGTAGCGACACTTAATAACAATCCAGTATTACTAGGCATAGATACAGGTTTAATACTATTGTATCTTCTTTGTTGTGCAGAATAAGCTTCAGTTGTTTGGTCAGAAAGTTTTAATACATCCATTTCATAATCTTTAGCAACATCTAAAAATTGCATGTCATAAGCTCCAGCAATGTCTTGTATAATTTTATCTGCATTACCAGCATTTAAATTTAAAGATGTAGCTTGTTGTCTAATTTTTTTCTGACTTATTTTAAAATCAGCTAATGCTTTTTCTCTACTAGCTGATACTGCTTCTTTATCTATTTTAGATATGTCATTAAGGTAAGCTTGGTCTGAGTTTTTTCTTGTCTGCTCATTAGCTCTCATTTGTCCTTTAGCAATTGCTCTTTTAGACTGATGAGAATATATCGCTGTACCTATCTTTAACGCAGTAACAACATCACACATAGTTTAGTTATGTATCTCCTTTATCATTAATAAAAATGGTGTGTTTCCAAAACCATAATTATCTATTTGTTCTTTGGGTTCAAACCCTAAATATTGTAACCACTTAAGTGATTTCCAATTTCGTTTATCTACAAAGTTATATAAATAAGTATAACCTTGTCCCATCTCATTTATCCAATGAGGTGATTGTTTTACAAATTCTTTGGTATGTCTATATAAATCTTCACAAGACAATAACCATGCTACACCGTACTCAGGGTCATTAGCAGGTGCTGAGCCAAACATACCTAAGACTTCATCTGTTTCAGTTTTAACTACAGAATATGTCTTTGCAGTTTCAAATGTAAATGGTGTAACCAAAGCTTCAAGACAAGAAATATTGCTTGCTGCTTTTATTTCTTCTCTATCTATCTTTCTTAATCTAGGTGCTAACTCAATAGCATCTATTAATTCTGCTTTTCTTACAAAAGCTTCTTTCATATTAAATCCTTCTTGAACGTGTGTGATAATAGCCTTCAACTTCAGCACTTGCAACATATACAGGTAGATGCGAACTACTCTTAATATCTAATACAAAGTCTGTGTTTCTAGCTATAACGGGTACCAAAAGGCTACCTGAGCTTATTGCAGGTACGCCTACTTTACTTGTTGCAGTACCTATAATATAACCGTTCATAATTGTTGTACTCTTACTTCTACCCGTAGGTGTAACTTCTACTTGAAAGAAACCAGAGTTTTCATAATTAAATCTTATGTTTCTAATCTGGTAACGGCCAGAGGTAATAGACACTAATCCTCTACCAGAACTTTCTCTAATATACTGTGGTGATAATCTATAAGTAGATGTAAATGGTACACCAATGTATAAACTTGTGTGGTCACCTTCTATTGTGTAAGTTGACCCAGTTGTATTAGTTGCGCTAAAGTTATTTCCATTAGTAGTATCAATAGCTATTAATCCAGTTCTAGCACCATACGGTGATGTAAATGTAGTTAGATTTGTGCCACTATCATAAGTACCAGTAACTGTTGTTTTTAAATCTAAATAAATACCAAAACCTATTGTTTGGTCTTTTAAGTTTCTTAAATCTAATTTAACTAATTTTGTATCTGTGTTCTCAGCAACAAGTAAATAAATAAAACTATCTACACTCATTCCACCTAAAATCTTAACACCATTAAATGTCCATTTAGACCATGCTGTTTGCACTTTCTCACCTCTATCAAAAAAGTATTTGTAAATGTACATTGTGTTTGCATAAGTAGATGTAACTGCACTACCTGCTGTATATGGAGCTGTTTGTGTATCGTTAGTGTCTGAAGCTAAGGCAATTAACGTATCTTCTGTAGTATTACTAATCAGTTGATATACATTTGTTGGTATTAAATTAGAAACAGATACTGTTATATCTAATCCATCATTTGTTAATGTATCATCATCAGCAAAGTATTCTCTAATTGCTGTGTTGTTATTTCTTGATTGTGCAAAGTAAGCAAACTTACCAGCAGACACAGGTCTTACAGCATCATCATGTTCAAAACTTGATACTTCATTAAGTATAGCTGTAGTTGGTGTAACTGCTTCACCTGTACTATTTAATTTGTATTGTGCTGTATCAGAAAACAATAACAATGTTTCATTAAATGACACAGAGTTTTTTAATGTGTTAACTTGTGTACCAGACGCAGCAATATCAATTGGGTCTGTATCTAAAACTTGTGTAACTGTACTAGAAAAGAAATTAAAGAAACTAGCATTTTCTGTAAAGATTAAATTTTCTCCAGACAAAACACCTAATCTATTTTTATAGAAAGTTAAGTTTTGAATTTTTTTATTAACAAAAGATGGGTCAGCATTTGTATCACTATCACCACAAGTTCTATCAGTCCAATCTATTTCTTGAAATGTAAATGTACCATCATTGTTATTAATTAATGCATGTGGCATTGTAGAATTATCTAATCCTAAACTTGTATTTGGAGCTATAGTTTCTTTCCATACACCATCAGTTTCAAATGCTACCCAATAATCAGACAATGTATCACCTTCATCACCAGTCACTTTTATTTTAGTTCCAACTTTACCATGATAAGGTAATTTAGTAAAGTCTGATATTTCATCTCTAATAGAATACATACCGCTGTTACCAGAGCCATCACCTGTTGTTACAGTATAATCAGGGTCATTATCTTTTGGTTCACTATAAATAACTGAGTTATATAAAGTGAAATCAAAGTATGTAGTAAAACCAGAGTAACTTCCTAAACCCTGTGTTTTAGTTAAAGTTGCACCTGTGTCCGTTCTAACAACTTTAAAATCTGCATCTGATGAACCATCAAAATATTGACTAGATTCACCATACATTAATATATCAGCAACATGCGCTGTATCTCTAAATGAACTATCATGTGTTGCATTAGAACCTGATGGCATTTGTAATGCAGCTTTTAATCCATAACCTAATGCAGCTTGCATATCAGGATGTGTTAACTCTACAGTATATTCTCTACCGTAGTTTGTTGTAACAACGTTAATATAAAACTCTTCATTCTTAGCTGCACTTGTGCTAGTGTCTGCTAATACTGTTTTAGATTTGTTTGCAATAAAAGTGTAATCAGCAATATTAACTAATTTAAAATCTCTTCTTGGATTAGTAGAAGTTAAATAACTAGAGCCACTTGAAATAGTAACTGTTTTTTCATTACCTTCTAAATCATAAACTTTAACACCACCATTATAAAAAGCGACAATGAATTGATTGTTTTCATCTCTTTGTATAGACCACACTTTAGTTGTATTAGGAAAAACATTACTAGCATCTAATGTTGCTATATAATCTAAAGATGGTCTTTTAGACAAACCATCAACAATATTATTCTGAAAGTTTATCTGGTCTTCAGCTTGGTTTACACTTCTCTGTGTAGGTGTTTGCTGAGATATACCATTTAGAAAATTAGGTATGCTCTGTGAAACAACACCACCCATTAATATGTCCTTCTAGTTGGTCTATTAATAATTGAGAAAGTATTTGAATCACCATTAAGCATATTAACATCTGCTTCTTGACTGTCTGCTTGATGGAAAGACATTAATGCTTCATTCTCATCAGCAGCAATTAAATCAATAATAGCTTTATCACCAATGTATCTAGCAGCAAATCTTCTAGCTGCTTTCAGTGTAATGTATTGTCTTGCATATTCTGGTAATTGTTCAAACTGTTGTACTAATACTAAATCAACTTCAGATGGAGCCGAAGTAAATACATCTGTGTGATTATCTAAATCATATAAATAACCATTTCTCATAGTGTAATTTAAGTATCTATAATCTGCACTAGCGTCAGCTTTAACACAGTTTACGGGAAGGGGTACTTTGTTATCTTGGTCTAAAGATAATGAATTGTATTTATAGTGGGTGTTGAAATGCCATCCTTGAGATTGAATAGACATTGAAGTTTCATCTAAAATATTTTTAGCGACAGATACGTCAACTGTTGTAGTTCCTGTTATTGAGTTAACTGGAGCTTCACCAATAGTTGACAACATAATGTTTATCGCCTGTAATTCAGTCGTTGGTGTAATTCTTGTAGTCATAATCTCCTAATAATATTTTAGATAAAGACAAGGGGACAGTTTCCCATCCCCTCATCAATTTGGTTAAAAAAGCTTACGCAGCTTCTTTAATTCCTACAGCAGCCTCAGGCCTTAGGACACCATGTCCCATAGCGTATTTAGCTACCATTAATGTACCTTGTCTTCTGATGTCATATTCTGACTCAACTGCCAAGTCCATTAATTTAACAGTTCCAGCCGCACTTGGGTGAGACACTAAACAAACATAGTTTGATAGGTCAACTTGTTGTGGGTTAGAACCACCAGCTGTAGCAGAACCACCGTTTACATCAGTTGATGCAGAGTAGTCAGCAGTGATAAAGTGAGCAGTTGGTATTAATTCAATACCAGCAACTTTCATTACTTTACCTTCTGCGATTGAACCCTGACCACTAAAGTCAACGTTAGTTACATTAGTTCCATTAGCTAGTTTGTAGTATTCTTCTAGTCTAATGAACGCTTTTCTACCTTCTTTTGGAACGTAGTTAGCGTCTAATGCTTTAGCTGCATTGAACAACTCTTCAATCATAGCGTCAGCAGCAGTTGAAGCTGTTGCAGATGCGATTGAAGTATTTGTTAATACAGTACCTGTACCATATCCAGAATCAGATACGTTTGCAGATGCTTGTGCTGCTTGACCAATAGTTTGTAAGATATGCTTATCTTTTTGGAAAGCAAGTGCTCTACCGATTTCAGTAGAATATGCACTTCTTACATCCCAATGGTTTTTAGCTTCTTCGATATTCGATAAGAATACTGAAGATAATAGAAGGTCATTAATTGTAATGACTTTCTCATTGTGGTTTACGTCAGAGCCAGTAATTTCTGCACCAGCAGTATGATATGACGCTCCTACTCTACCCATTACTGGGAAAGTTGCTGATTTACCAGAAGCAATGCTTCTTACCATTTCAGCACCTTCAGTAACTGAAGCTCTTTCAAATGAAGTAAGTACCTCACCTGCAAAAACTTTCAGAAACAGAGCGTCTTCACTACCACCAGCGTTGATTTTACCAACACTAACAGGGGTTGCGTTTGCCATAATAGTTCTCCTTTTTATGGTTTGACGTTAGGTTTATAAAAGCCTCTACATATACTCCAGTTTCACAAACAAGATTGTCGCCCGCAAGCGGTCAAGTCGTTAGACTTTGTTTATGTTTTGGCAGTTGCCCTCTAATAAGAGTGCACAACTATAAGCTAGCTAACCTATTAGCTAACTTAATGGCAAGAGAGAATTTTCCTCTCTCCCGACATTTCATTATTAGACACTTAAGTCTAAATATCTTTTCACCTAATGGTGACATTAATTACATTTCCATTTTCTAAGTGCTAATGCTTTTCTAGTAGGTTTACCATTTTTAACCATAGCACCTTTTACTCCAGACATACGAGCACAAAAAGATTTTCTTCTGGCCGCAGCTTTAGAACCTCTTTTTACTTTACCTGTAACAGGAGCTTTTAAATTGGAACCTTCAGTTCTTTTAAAATATTTTCTTCCAGCGGCATTTAAGCCGCCAGATGGACTTTGATATTTCTTGGCAACCATTACTTTTTCTTAGCTGTCTTAGCTGCTCTCTTAAATTGCTTTGCAGTTGGAGCACCTTTGCTCCCAACCTTACGCATTTTTTCTTTACTACCAGCTGCTATTCTTTTACGTTTAGCATGTATGTTAGCGTATAGTCCTTGTTTTGCCATTATGCTTTCATGCCTCTTTTCTTAGCTGTAGCATAAAATACTTTGGCGCCTTTTTTCTTACCATAAGTTTTACTCATAGCACTTTTCATTTTCTTTGATTTTTTAGTCATTGGCATAATTGTTTTCCTATAAGTTAGAGTTTTCTAGTTTAGCTTTTACTTCTGCTTGATAAGCTGTATCTTTAGCATATCTAGGGTCAGCCATAGCTTCAGTAACTTGTGCCCAAGATTGAAAACCTTGTTCAGCAGTTGGTGTAGCTTTACCTTCTACTAATCTAGGTTCAACACCATTGGCTCTTTCATATTGAGCTTTAAGTGCATTGACTGCAAGTTTAACAGTTTCTTTATCAGGACTGTTAACAGCTTTGTTGTAAGCTTGTCTTTCACCATCAGTCATATTTGTAGCAGCCCATTGAACCATCTCATTGTATGCTTCATTACCACCTACAGTATCTTTTATTTCTGATGCCGTTTGTTCAGCCAACGCTTGCTGACCAGCAATATAATTATCAACATATTGTTTTGTTATACCAACCTTTTCTAATGCTTCGTATGACTTAGCATCTAGTTCACCTTTTTCTGAATACTCTTGTTGAAGAGTAGTCATATCTAAACCAGCATCTTGTACAGCATTTTCAGCGACTTCTAAAGTTGCCTTATCATTACTAGGATTTGGTTTAGAAGGTGATGGTCTTTGTTGAGATTGCTCACCAAGTTTCTTTTCTAACTCAGAATATGATTTAGCCAGCTCTTCAACTGAAGTAAATTTTTCTGGCAAACCTTCTGGTTTACTTTGTGTGGACTGTGTCTCGTTTGTTTGTTCTGTCTGTTGTGTTTCTTCTACAACAGGTTTCTCAGCAGTAGTTTGTTCTGCCGTTATTTCTACTTTATCTACCATGTTTATTCTTCCTCTTGTTGTTTCATAATGCCACTAGCAATAGGAGCTACAGCTTTTTCAGCCATACCCATAATTTGCTGGTTCTGCATTTGACTCATCATTGCATCTTGCTCAGCGGCTAATTCTTCTTCTGATTTCATTAAGCCTTCTGTATCTATTCCTAAGCCAGTAGCAATTCGTTTTATTAAATCCTGAGTGTTCAGTGATTGAACAATCTGTGGATTTACTTGTGCTAGGTTTGCAACCTCAGCAACAAATTCTCTTAATTTCTGTAAATCATTTCCTCTACCTAAAGCTTCTATACCTGTAATGATGGTTGGTTTTACAGAGTTCTTAGGTAAAGAAGGTATCTCATTTGATTGAGACATTCTTTTCATTAATATGGTCACCAAAGGTAATTGAAACTCTTGAGACAATAAAGAATAAATACCACCCATAGAAGTTTCTAATTGTTCTGCCATATATCTAATTTCTTGAGCAGTAACTCTTTCTGCATTTCTTTGTATTGCTGTGTGTAATAAGAAAGCGTATGACATTCTTTCTTCTAACTTTGCAATACTTCTTTCAACTACTTGCAAGTCATATTGTTTTTCAGTTTGTAATACTGCAACATCATCTCTTGAACCAGTAATGATGTCACCATTTCTAGTCATAGATAAATCTTTCTTTCTAGTAACTGAATTAGGTTTTACCATGAATACTACTTTAGAAGATGCAGCAGCACTTTCTACAAGTGATTGAGACAAACCTTCTAATGATTTTAAATCTCCTAAAAATTCTTCTACATACCCTCTACCGTAATCTTCATTATCAACTCTTACCATTCTTAATGCTTGATATGGCATATTGTCTAAAGAGTAATTACCAATAGACTCAGGTATTTTAATTCCTTTAACTTCTTGGCATACATAATATTTGTCTTGATTTAATTTATATATGTGTGTGAAAATATCTACATCTTCATCTGATTTATAATCAGCGTCTGCAATAACTTGATTTCTAATTTCTTCACTTAAGTCTAATGGAGTAATACTTTCTTTAATAACTATCTCTAATATATTACCACTAGCATCTCTTCTGACCACATAGTTTGTTAATGGATAAACTCTCATTGTACCTTTTTTAGGTAAATAAGTTAACACATTACCAGCAACAATTAAATGTTTTAATGCTTCAAACACAGATACTCTAAGAGCAAGTTGTTCAATTTTAGCAGAGACTTCTCTTTCAATAGTAGCTAATGATTTCTCTACTTCAGATTTAATTTCTTTTTGTTGTTCTAAATCTTTCTTTGCTTGTCCTGCTATTGATAATCTAAAAAATGGGGAGTTTGGTGGTAGTAATAAAAGTAATAATTTAGATGCTAAATTGTTTACTCCTCTTGCTCCAACTGATTGGAAGGGATTGTATAAATCACTAGATGAATGAAATCCATCTGGTGGTAATAATGATGGGATAGTAAGCTCACTACATTCTTGAGCTCTGTCTAAGAAGTGTTCTCTATCTTGTTTTAACTTCTCATATCTTTGTTTAGCGGTATCTTGTAACATATTAATATCGCTGTACGCCATAGATTATGATATATTTAAACCAGATGTAGTAGGTATATTCAAACCAGATGTAGTTTGTAAAGCAGAAGTACCTGTTTTTCTAGCCTTCTTTTTTCTTGTTTCAGGCGAAGTATCCTCTACTGCTGTTTTAACCTCAGGTGCAACTTGTTCACCAATTGGTGATGGTGGCACAGGTGGTGGAGCAGGCTTTACTTCTGGTACTTTAGGTGTTGATAGACACATATTTATTTCTCAGACCTTTCCTTTAAAGTGTTGATGAAATTAACAACATCACGTTGACCTGCTTTAAAATATATTGTCTTAGTATCATCTTCTAAAGATGGTGATTTCTCTGGATATATTTTATTAAGCATTTTAACTAGGTCATCAACCGTAGTTGGTAACACTATGTCGTCTAAATCATTCATATTTTATTCTTCTAAAAAGGGTACTTTAGTCCCACAAGCTACCAGTTATAGTACCTTTGTTATATTCTGTTGCTCTATTCTCAAAGAAATTAGCATGTTCTACACCGTTAAGAACCCAATCTAACCATGCTAATGGGTTATCTTTTACACCATAATTAGGTTTTAAAGACAATTGTAACAGTCTTCTATCAGCAATATATCTAATATATTGTTTAACTTCTTCTGATTTTAAACCTCTAATACCACCCATGTTAAAAGCTAAATCAATAAACTTATCTTCTAGGTCAACCATATCTCTACATGTTTGATAGATACTTGCTTTAAATTTTTCTGTCCAAATATTTGGGTTTTCTTTTATTAGTTCTTTAAACAACTTAAGCATGTTTTCTACATGGTGTGTCTCATCTCTGATAGACCAAGTTACAATCTGACACATACCTTTCATTCTACCAAACCTTTGAAAATTTAGTAACATAACAAAAGAGGCAAACAATTGTAGGCCTTCACCAAACGCAGAGAAACAAGCCATGTCTCTTGCGAGTCCTTCTACTCCAGTTCCTTTTTTAGAAAACAAATAATTATGTTTGTCTGACATTTCTTTGTATTCTTGAAATGCTTTGTAGTCACTTTCAGGCATACCAATAGTATCATTTAATAATGAATAACTATGTGCATGGTTTGCTTCTGATGTAGCAATAGCAGACAACATCATTCTAATTTCAGGTGGTTTAAATTTAGGAATATAAGTATCTAAATATGCTTGCGCTATATCTACATCACCTTGTGTAAAGAATTTTAATATTTGATTTATTAAGTTCTTTTCTTCTTGTGTTAATCTTTCATTCCAATCTCTAACGTCTTCATGTAATGGTACCTCACTTGGTAACCAGTGCATCTTCTGTTGCATGTCGTAAGCTTCAAACGCCCAGTCATATTCAAATGGTTTATAATGTACTCTTTCTTTAAATAATGGCATAGTCCCTTTCCTATCCTTCACAAGCAAGACAATCATCCTCTTTCCATTCAGGGATAACATCTCGCTTTATTTTTTGTGATACTAGTTCCGCTCTCTTGATTGCTTCAGAACGACAATAGTATAATGTTTTAATTTTCTTTTTCCAAGCCATCATGTGCAAGTTATGTAACTCTTTAATGTGCACATCAGCTGGTATAAATATGTTTAAACTTTGGCTCTGACAAATGTATTGTTGTCTATCAGCCGCATGTTCAATTAACCATCTCTGGTCTATCTCAATTGCAGTTTTGAAAATATCTTTCTCAGTGTCTGACAAGCCTTTGACATGAGCGACCGAACCTCTTTGAGAGATAATGGATGTCCATATATCATCATTGTTTAATCCTTTCTTTTCTAATAGTTTTTCTAAATGTTTATTCTTAACTAAGAATGAACCTGACATTGTTTTCTGTACATAAGCATTAGCTCTGTATGGTTCTATTGAAGGTGATGTTGTACCACAAATAATAGAACTAGATGCATTAGGTGCAATAGCTAACAGGTGTGCATTACGTAGCTTAGTACCTTCCATGTCTGGAGCCACACCTCTTTTAACTGCAAGTCTTTCACTTTCTCTTACAGCTTGTTCTTTAATACTTTTAAATATTTTTAAATTAATTGACTTAGCAATAGCAGACTCAAACGGTATGTTTTTAGATTGTAAGTATGCATGAAAACCCATAGCACCTAAACCAAGACTACGTTCTTGTGATGCACTGAACCTAGCTCTAAACAATTGCTCAGGAGCATGGTCAATAAAAT